GGGCGATTTACGTTTCGTTGTGTTTCCATTATAGATCGATTGTTAGTTCACTTAGGCGGGACGTATGATTATCAAACTCCAAGTAACAAGCCACGCCTGTCTCGCCACTGAAGCGGTTCTTTAAAATACGTACAGTACTTTGGTTCTTGGTATCCTCGTCTTGTTGGTTACGTTCAATACCAATAACCATATCAGACAACTGCCCTATCCCCGCTGATCCGCGAAGGTGACCAAGGGTAATCTCTCGACCTTCCTCAAAGCCACGTCCTTCTGGACGCTTGAGGTGAGAAACCAACAACATACCGACTTGTGTCTCTTCAACAAGAGAACGTAGTTTAGTCAGTAGTATATCAATCATCTTACGTTCGTCTCCGTCTTGACCAGATACTACAATCGAAACGTGGTCAAGGAATATCCACTTACAGCCTAAAGCTTTGTTCATGTAGCGGATGCGATTGATAAGGTTATCGGAATCAATCGATCCCCAGTGGTCGTAGGTCACGTAGTTGCCAGACCCTACAGTCTTGTCATACGCTTTCTTGATTTCCTCTTCGGGCGGTAACTCATCCATCAAGTGTAGAGGCTTGCTGGCGGCGATGCCCATTAGACCCAACGCGGTACGCTGTATGGATTCCTCCAGAGCGATATAACCTATACGCTGATCCTGCTGTATCAGGTGATAAGCTATCTCACGACAAACACTGGACTTTCCTACACCAGATCCAGCACAGAAGGTAACAATCTCACCAACACGTAAGCCGCGTGTTATCTTGTTCATCCCTACATACGGGTAATCACAGGTCTCAACCTTTTCGGTACGGCTTACCTTCTCCCACATATCGGTACCTAGCACGATACCATCAGGACGATAAGGCTCCGCATTCCAGAAAGCCTCAACAATCTCTCTCCCCTTACGGTTTACCAACAGCTCGTTCGGATCTTTTGCGGAAAGTCTAGCTATCTTTGCTTTCCCTACGGACATAATAGAAGCACAGGTCTTGGCAGCCTCCACTCCCTGCTCGTCCATATCAAACATCAATACGACGTTATCAAATTTCTCAAAGTAATCTAAGTGTTTCTTAAAGAAACGTGGAGCAGCGGCCGCTCCGTTCGGTATGGATACGACAGGATACTTACCGTCAAATACCTCGGACACAGACAGCGCATCAATCTCCCCTTCCGTTACAACGATGTATCTACCATCGGAGAAGCGTTGCCAGCCATACGGAGTCTTAACATCTCCAATAATCTTAAACGTCTTGTCGGGAAACCTAATCTTCTGTCCGACAACAACGCCACTTGAATCTTTATACGACGCAACGTGGCATTTCTTCCCTTCGTACTCAGCAGTTTTGTAATCGTACAACCTGCATACCTTTTCACTAATCTTCCTCTTTACGAGGTCTTGAAAATCACCCTGTACAAACATAGGTGAAAGACGTGGTGTTGAATTTTTTCCGTTTGGTGTGAAGGTGTCACAACTGTAGCATTTAGTGCTGTTATCTGTATTGATTGTTAAGGCGTCGCTGCTTCCGCAGTCGGGGCAGGCTTGGTGTATTTTTAGTGCAGTAAGTTCTTTTTCCATTCTTGTGGTAGCTCTGGTCCACAGCACCAAGGGTAGCCAAGCTTGTCGGCCCACTCTCTGTACCGTGTTTTCGAGCGTTTAGATATTCGTGTGTTTGGGTTCATAAATACAAAGCGGATGTCTAAATCAGGGTGCTGTTCCTTAATCCACTTGTGCTTCATCCTATCTGCGGCGCTAAGAAAGCCTTTTACCTCAAGGATAATACCGTTAGGTAAGACGAAGTCAGGAGTATACCTACGCTGCTTTGCAGGCTGCTCAAAGCGTATTGTCTGCTCTTCGTAGGTATAGGTGACTCCAGCCCCTTTCAAAGCTGAAGCCACCCGCTCCTCAAACTTTGATCTAAAAATCAAAGTCTTCTGTAGTTTCTACACCTACTGGTTGGTCAGGCTCGTCGTCGGTAAGTGCGTCATCAAACGACTCACCTTGGAAGCCTTCCTCTTGACCGAAGCCAAAGGAATCAGCGGTAGTACCTCCGCCCCCTTCAACCAAATCAAGAATTTGTACAGCACGTAGGTTCAAGGTAATACCAAAACCAAGGCTTGGAACAAACCAAGTTCTAGGCTGTACGGAACATTTAACGATGCTCCCGCTACCTACCTTCGGCTTTGTAGGCTTACCTGCGGCATCAAAGAGCTTAATATCAAACTCAATCGCGTCGCCGCTTTTTGTTTCTACTTTAGCTACCTGCTTGGTTTTAATTAACCAATCGCCGTCCTCATCTTGTGTGATAGGAAAGCTGGGCGCCTTCTTTAGTTTCTTCTTATGGATGACGCATTCACGCTCATACTCAGCATCGTAGATTTTATCTACTTTAGCTTTGAAGGCATTAGCGTCTTCCTCGGATACGACTAGTGTACACTGAAACTCACCCATTGGGTTAAAGCGAGTGTTGGGTTCATTAACGTGGGGATATTTAGCCTTCCCCTTGGGCGTGGTTATTCTGTTACTCATGAGAATATGTATTTTGAGTTGATTACGTTGTTGATGTTGAAAGAACCATAAGCTGGAAGAGGGTCGAGTGTCAACTCGTTCTCCTGCTCAAGTTCCGATTTTAGTTTAGCGAGTTGATCTACGCTAAAGATGTCGTACATTGACTGACGTATCTGTCCAGCCAATAATTCCGAATTGGTACAGTGCGTACCATAACTGTCGTGTACCATTGCAAAGCTTTTGACTCCAAGTTCTGCACACTTGTTAACAGTCATATGTAAGCAGCTTGCGTCGAGACTGTGTACAAAGTTAGGTGAGCTACCTTGGGCCTGTCTCTTCGGTGAAAGTTTATCCATATCCTCACGGAACTTAACACGATAAACCTTTTCACCAATCTTGGTGCGGATCGATTTCTCGGCCCACTTTGGATAAGCTTGGTAGCACGGAAAACCAGAGGGACTAACCCAGTACATTGGTTTCTCTTGTTTAGCTAGAGTACGGGCTGCCTTCTGTAGCCACGCCATCGCTTCACGCGGTCTCCCCACTACGTGGTTGATAGCACTCCAGATGTGAGTTGAAAGATAGGCGGTAGCTTGGAACCTGTTGGACTCATCAAAGGGGTCCTGATGTCCAGCTCTTACTTGTTCCAAGTACCAGCCATTTACATAGTTTCTGCAACTATGTGGGGTGGAGCCATACGGCTGTGTCATTGTAGGTCGTTTGGCACACGCTCTGGTGATACCAAACTGTAGCCAACGGTTGGCAAAAGGGTTATCGTCTTGCATCAAGGTTTCGATAGCACGGTTCGCTACGATACCATAAATATCTTGCGGTGTGTCGGACGGTGCTACGTTGGTGGCAACACAGGCTGACTCATCTCGCGTCAATAAACCAAGGATCTGTAGGCCGTTGTTCGTGCCATCCATCTGACAAGGAAGGGTAGTAGCAAAGCCCTTCTTGGTACTGTGCAGGCGCTTCAGCTCGTGAGCGTAGGCAATGAACTGAAAGGTTTCGTCGGCTTCATTCAAAAAGTCTAACTCGGATCTGTAATCGTTAGCCAATCGAATAATCCGTTGCGTGTTTTCCTCTACCCACGCAATGCGGTCTTCGTAGGTACCTTTGATACCGAAGGTGTTAGCTCCGTGAATATGTAGCCACTTGAGTTGGTCATCATTTGTGACTGGATCGGCATCAGCAAACTGCATCAGCCCCTTACTGAAGTCAGGCCCCATATGGTTAAGGTACGCTGGAATAGCATAGGCTCTCCCTCTAAAGTCACACTGATGTGGTAAATAGATTCGTTTACCAAGATACTTTTGGGCCAGCATAATAGTGTTTAGAACCAACAGCCGACGACTACGTGTCGATGTGTTATGGTCATAAACTTGAGCAGCTCTCCGCTTCCACATCTTAAGCTGTTCAGGATCTTCCTTCGTCTCCTCACTAAGAGGCGGTAACTCTTCATCCTCCTTTGCAGGCAAAGAACCAATCTTGATGTTATCCTCCCATATATCTGAAAGGGTTGAGAGTACCTCCTTGTTAACAGTCCACGGTGTGTTCTGTAGGTGATTCAGGCAGGACATAACACCAGTCATAGGCTCTTCATTCTTACGTAGAAACGCCTTGTCTTTTGTTTTGATAATAGCAACAGGCGGTAACCCATTCTCTACCTCATAACCTCCACTCCACTTATCAGACCACTGCTTAGGGAAATCCTCTAGAGGCATCCAGAACGGATCTAAAGATTCGTTATACCGAATCATATCCTCTATCCACTGCTGTGTCTTCTTGGTAGCCTCAATGAAACGAGCTGGACCTCTTTTATCGGTCTGGATCATAACATAGTCAACTAACCCAGTATACTCTTTGATAAGAGTTATCAGAACAGTTCCTATATGGAGTTTAATACGAGTACCCCACCGCTCCCACGCTGCTGCACTCCCCTTTGAAACCTCACCCTTCTCAGAGTGTAACATATAGTAACGCTTCTTCTCGTAGTTAGGACGCTTGTTAGCCCCCTGTAAAATCTGTCTAAAGTTCGGATGATCCGAGAACGCA